CCCCCGGCATTAAACTTCGACGACTTGATCCCACAACAGCAGGGAATGTCGACTCCACCTATACCACAGCCGATTCAAACGGCGTCTGCCCGAGTGGACCCCGCAATCCTTGGCAATGATCCGGCAACACAGGCGCTGGCTAAGTCTCTAGGTAGATCTCAGTAACAAGCGGCGGCTAATGCATAGATTGAGAGCCGCCGTGAGTAGGCCCTGGGTCAATCTCGATGGACATCGAAACACCCACCCCGCCAAACAGCTTAATCAACTCGTCGCAACACGCTTCTGTTTCCTCAAGTATGTCCGCGTCTCTGGTCATAGCAGCAAGGTTCAAGGTCATACCCACCATTTCCATTAGAAGACGGACCTGCATGGGATGCATGTCTTTCAGACCAACCGTTTTAATGTCCTCAAGTTTCATTCGATCTCTCCCCAATCATCCTTTATGTCTACGTCAATCTTCGAAGGAACTTTGAGCGGAACGCCTGTCTCCATGATCTCCTTAATCCTAGCCGTTTGCTCTTGGCTCTCTATGTTAAAGCATAGCTCATCATGAACCGTGAGCATAGGAGTAAGTCCCTCGTTGTAACAATCAAGCATCGCTTTCTTGGTTTGGTCCGCCGCTGATCCTTGAATCAGGCGGTTCAGCGCCTTGTATGTGAAGGCCCTCTTGATGTTTTTACCGTACTCCTTCAGAGCTTCCTCGTAAGGCAGGGGTTTGCCTGTTCCGAAGGTGACGGGCTCCCACAGGTGAAACCTGCACTTACGGCCCAGCAGAGTGCGTATCTGACCGTTACTGTCCGCCTGTTTGGTAGCCATGTCCGCAAGCTGCTTAACAAACGGAACCTTGCTGCGGTGCCGCTTGATTAAATCCTTGGCATCCTCTGAGGGAATGCCTAGCTGATCTGCCAGCTTGGCTACGCCCATACCGTACATAATCCCAAGGTTAACCGTCTTGGCTTGCTTACGCGTAATGCTTGCAAGATCCGCAACCATCTGGTGCAGATCCACATCCCCACTGTTGAACTCATCCACTACGTTATCAACCACATGACTACGCAACGCAGACGGTACGCTTGCCGCAAAATGCACCAAGAGCCTTGGTTCTTGGCTCGAATAGTCAAACGATCCCCACTTCATACCTTCCTCTGGAATAAACAATCCGCGGATCATCTTCTTGATATCGGGATCCCGCGCCGGGATTTGCTGTAGGTTGGGATTCGAGGAGGAAAACCGACCCGTTACTGTACCGCCCTCGTCCCTACGGGTGGAGTGCAGTTCCGTATGGATGCGCCCGTTGTGCTCGTGCCGCAGGATGCTGTCGATAAACGTGGCGTCCGCTTTGTCGAACTCACGCAGCTTGACCAACTGCTGGCAGATTTCTGCGGGGTGGTTGTTTAGCCACGCTTTGGTAAACGACGGAGCGCCGCCCGTTACCTTCCCTGTTTCCTCGTCTTCTTTGGTCGGGGTCCTTGGGTATTCCATGTCGAGCTTGTCGAACATTTTAGCTATGGATGCAGAGGCCCAGATATCCACCTCCATGCCAGCTTCTTTTTCAATCTGTCCGCGAATCAGCTTGGATTGTTTTCGAATAAACTTCTTGTTCCGCTCGGCCTTGTCGAGATCCACCCGCACCCCTTGGCTTCGCATGTCCAACATGCAGGGAATTAACCCGTTCTCGATGTCCCAGATATGCCAGAGTTCCTGATCCTCTAGCTCGATCTTGAGGGCCTGCCACAGTTTAAGCGTAGCCACCGCATCTTGCTCCGCGTAAGCCCCCACATACTTGGGCGGCAGCTTGTACATCTCTGCCTTGGGATCCACGCCCCACTCCTTGGCGGCAGCTTGCAATAGCTTCTCGTTCTTGCGCAGCGCAACAAAGTCTCGGGCCATAGCATCGAGGCCAAAGGACCAGCGGTTTTCGTTGACCAGTGCGCCCGTAATCATCGTGTCGATAATCCGACCCTTGATTTCTATGCCCTCGGCCCTCATCCATCCCGCATCGTAGGTCGCGTTGTGCATGATCACATTCATATCAGGCACCGACATCTGCTTCTTGAGCCAGCGCAGGGTAAACTTTGGATCAAGGTTGTGGGAGTTTTCATGGCGGATCGGGAAGTAACCTTTATACTCCCCCGCTGCCACAGCAATCCCTATGATATGACCGTCTTTGCGAGCCCATCCTGGGCCCAAGGTTTTAATGTTGGGATCATAGGTTTCCAGATCCACTGCCACTTCTTTGTAGCCCGTAAGATCGGGATACTCCGGTGGAATGTTCCAGTCAGCGTCGATCAGATCCAACTCGTTTTTAATCTGGTGATGCAGCGCACTGCCAAATAAATTACTTTGCATTCTTTTCACGCATCCTATCCATAATATCAAACATACTGCTTTTGTCCCGAGCCGTGTGCTCCGCCCCCAATGCACTGTAACCAGCCTTATCAATCCACGAATCCTCGTGGTCGATGTTCTCAACCAAACGCGCACTCTTTACCCAATCCATCATCAGCGCAACATGCGCAGGAGTTACATGACCGTGGCTCTTTAATGCGCCGCCAATAATAATGTTCCACCCCTCCGCAATCCGAACATGGTTGTCGTATGCATCACCGTAGTCCGCGGCCCTCTGACCGTTGATCAATTCTTTGGCTGTGTCCAACACTTCATCTCTCTTCATCTTCATCCTCCCTTGGTCGATAAACTAAAACAAACGCATCGCAGTTAGGGCATGATAGGTTAGTCACCATGTCAAACTCAGATTCGTCCTCTTCGTCGTGATCCCCGCCCCAGATTAATTTCGTTCCGCAATGCCAACAATTCATATCGTGTACCTGTACTTATAGTTGCTCTGAAGAATGTATAACGTGTGACGCGCTCGGGTTACGCCAACGTAAAACGCTCGATGCTCATCGTCAGGATGATCGCTGTTTACACACGCCGCGGTCGACATCGTGTACACAACGCAGTTGTCATCCTCCCCGCCTTTCATTGCATGGAATGTGGACAGCTTGATGCGAGGCTCGGACATTAAATCATCGCCTCTTCGTGACATGGCGTCAATATAATCCTGATCATTTTTGCCCACGCGCATCACCTCATAGGCGCTCTGCTCCGCACCAGCCAACAACCCGTACTGTAGCTGTAGTATTTCCATATCCAACTCTGCCTCCGGAGGCAGAAGCTCAAGCATTTGCTGACTGCCTCGACGCACCACAGCATTCTTACCCTGCTTGGGAACCGCCGAGTAGAGATCCATAATGCGCTGCAGCCCCACGCTTTTGCCAGCACATAGGTCGTTCCACGTTCCTAGATTCCCCACCAGTTCAAGTGGGATGCTGGGTTTACCCTTAATGGAATACTTAAACCCCGCTGCTCGAATGCGCTTCGCCAGATCATAGACGTACCCATTGATCCGAGCCATGATTGTCCACGAGCCCTCGTGCAACGGGATGTCTTCCAGATGGTAAACGTACTCAACGGTGCCCTCCTCGTCCCGAGCATCGAACTGCTTAACGTGCCGATCATCAATCCGTTGAGCGATTGTGCTTGCCACTTGATGCACGGCCCTTGGAATGCGGTAACTCTGCTCCAAGACTTTCACGTTGGGCGAGCTTTTGTTAAACAGCTTAACGTCCACGCCCGTCCATCTGTGAATGGCCTGATCGTCATCGCCAGCGATATAAACCTTCTCTGACTTCTCCGCTATCTTCTCGGCCATGCGCCACTGCAATGGCGTGAAGTCTTGTGCCTCGTCGATAAACAAATAATCAAGGTTCGGTGGGATTCCCAGCGTGATGTACTTCTCGATCATATCCACATAATCGTACTTGCTGGCAGCAGCCTTGTACTCAATAAGCTGCTTGGATAACTGCTCCAGCTTGGGAAAGAACAAGTCCCAGTCACCCTCCAGATTGAACTCCGTATCCAGATCAATCATTCGCAACCGAGCGCGGTTCTCTAGCTGTAGGTACTTGGACCCCGATCCTCCAAGCGTGGGCATAGACAAGCCATCCTCTAGGTTTGTCCGGATCTTTCCCTCGAAGGTCAGTCCGATCTCTCGACCAATGTTGTCGTAGTCCTCTTTGTTCATGATGTCTTGTGTCTGTAGGCCCAGCCCCCGAAACCCAAACGAATGGCTGGTCCGCATATGGGGAAAGTCTTTGGCCTCCAGATTAAATTCTGCACAGGCTCTCGTCACCATCTCTTCAATGGCCTTGCGAGTGAATGAAATAACCCCCAGTCGAGATGGATGCGCTCCGTTCTGCAACGCCTGTTTAATCTGCTGGATGAGGTAGTATGTCTTACCAGTGCCTGGTGGGCCTAGAACAAGTTCTGCTTTAGGTATCATATTCTTTTCCTCTTGGTCTGCTGTTGACCCAGTCCTCGATCTCCGACAGAACCCAGCGCGAAGCCGAGCGTCGATTGTCATCGGACCCAAGAACAATGGGTTTCGGAAAGTCCTCCGTCATCTGTGCCAGTTTGTAGACGTAAGACCGTGATACTCCCAACAGATCGGCAACCTCTCCGACCCGTAGCAATTTATTAGAATGGGATGTCATTACTTATCTCCTGTACGGGTAACTCTACCTCGTCATCTTCAAATGCAGGAACCCACCAACAACGTATCTTGGTTCGCTTCCCACCTCGCTTTACAATATTCTGACTGCCACTATCGCCACCCATATCCCTGATCATCTGAATGATCTGGGCTCGTCCCAGCGCAGTGAACCTGCGATGATGCAGGTATTCCAACAGCCCCTCGATCTTAAACTTCGTGACACCGTCATCGGTCCACGGCTTGTTCATCTCGATTTCTTCCG